GTGTCTGCACCTGAGGTCCTCCTTGAATGTAATAGGAGGCATTGCCGGCAGTACCTTCGTAACCGACGTGCAGGTCAGTTGCGGCACCGTTTGATTCAGAACCGGTCCAACCAGCATTTGTTTCTGCGTTCAGATATGGGCCAGCAATAGCGCCAGCGGGAGCAAGGGCAAGGACGGCAGCAGCCGCAGCAATGGACTTGTACATGGAAATAGGGGGCAGGTGAAACGTGGTTACCCCACGACCTACATGCTACCGAGTTTTCAGGGAAGCCTTGTATATGTAGGTACGGTTGTCATGAATCCAGAAAAACAACACAAGAAATTATTCGACCTACAGACCAAGGCAGCATTGTCCAATACCAGAGAAACAGCGAAGAAAATCTTAAAAAAATACGAAAAAGCGTTGGCGAAGCTCGCAAGAGCGAGCCAGCTCTGAGGCTCGGAAATCTAGACTAGGGATATTCTCGTTATGGCTAGTCCGCTACTGGCTTATTACAATGGGCGGATTAAAGCCACGACGCAGGGAACCGTAAGCATCGTCAATGGCCGTCCAGTGGCCTCAGGAGGCACTGTTTATGTTGTTAAGTGTTATATCAAGCGTATGCAATATACGGGCGTTACGAGCGGTTCTAAGCCGCTTCCTCTTGAGTCTCAACTGGAAGGAAGAATGCTGCCTGGTGCCAGTGGTGATCAGTTCTACTACCGTGGATTTGCGTTACAGAAAGCACCACTAGGCGGTGGTGATTGGCTTGGCGATCTGAGCGGCTTGACGTTTACGGATATCACTGCTCAAGAGTCGTTTTTACTGCCAGGTACGGAGGTTGAATTTAAGTTTGGCAATGACCCTGACATGTTTGCGACCGTGCAGCGTTCCAGCGGTCAATTCGGTGGCGATGGTATTGACGAAATCCTGTATCCAGCACTCGGTGGAGTGGAAATACAGCTAACTGCCTCAGAGGTTATGTCCTGATGGGATATAGTTTAAAAATGACTGGCTTGACAAAAGCCAAAGGCATGCTTGATGATTACAAAAAACTCATCAATGAAACAGTCGATGGACTTAATAGTGAGGTTCGCTTACCGATACCAAATATTGAGGTAGATTTAGTAATTTCTGGTCTAGATAAAGCTCAGAAACCTTTTAATATATTACAAAAACAAATCAAAAAGGCACATGTAAAAGCTGTCAGGCTGATGGCTGATGAGTTCAGCAAGGCATTAGACGATGCGATGGAGAGCAGTGTTTGGGACTGGAAAGGTGACAAAAGAGATATTATTGACACTGGTGAGCTGAAGAATAGTAAAAAAATCATTGTTGATTCTGACGGGGATATTCACATTTTTTATGGCACCGACTATGCCGCTATTGTTCATTATGGTGGATATTTTTATCCCTATGGAAATCAAAATGCCAAAACTTTCTATCCTGGAAGGCCATGGGTGACAGCATTAATTGAGGGTGGTGGACCTGTTAATCAATTTGATTTTGGCAGAGTTTATGGAACTTTTCTTATCAGTGAACTAAATAATATTATTTAATCGGTATCCTAGCTCGCTTATTTGCGACTATGGCGAAGCTACCGTTTGTTGTTGCACCCAAGATCAAAACCTGTAAGGTGCGTCTAGGTACAGAAGAGACAGGTGTTGTTGAAATCGAAAAGCGCGGATATCTTTCAGTTGCCGAGAAAAGCTTTGTGGATAGCGTATTGCAGCAGAGTGATGGCGTAACTCAAATTGTAAAGTTAGCCAGTACGATTGCAAGGCATCGTAAAATTTCTGTTGAGACTGCCTACACACAAGTCGTTGCTGCAGTTAGCGCGGAAAAGAAAACAAAAGCTCAAGAAGAGATCGCTGCTGAATATGCGGACGAAATCAACGAAATTCAGTCTGGGATGATGGAGTCGATGAGTCGCAAGTCGATTGCCTGCACGACTATTTTAATTCAATGCAGACTTAATCCAGACTGGACAATTGAAGACACGATGACTCTTCAGCCAGAGCTGTTGGCAGAATTCAATCGTTTTTATGATTCTGAAGAGGCAAAGGAAGATTTCGAGCCAGCTAAAGTTGATAGCGAAAAAGAGGCTGCAGAAATTGTGGGAAAGTAAAGTCTGGTACATGGAACCAGACAGTCCCATTTGATAAGGTTTTTTGGGAATTAAAAGGAGCTTTCCCTGGAGACCAAGAGTTTACGGTTGACAGATACTACAATTTACCTTATCAGTATGTCTTGGATGCATATGATCATGCTGTAAAGCAGAAACAGAGGAGGCTGCATGAACATGAATCTCCTATTGCGTTGTTGACATCTTTAACGGCTAATGTAAATAGAGATAGCAAAAAACAGAAAAAGCCTTACAGGATGAACGACTTTTTCTTGTTTGAGCCGAACGAAGATAAAAACATTCCCACTGGCACATATGGTGCTGCGGCGATGAAATTAATCGAGATTGACCAATTCCCGTCTTGGGCGTTGTTTGTTTATAAGGATTTATCGGCTAGTTCTAATGGCGCACCGCCGAATCTTCTTGCTTTTATCCACGAAGAAGCAATACTCTTGGCACCTATCGTTAAAGGTGATCTCGTTACGGGCATGTTAATTTGCACCGAAAAAGCTTACAAGAAGACACTAGAAATGAAGTCACCGTGTGGGGAGGTAATCAGTATAGATATACCTCCTTTGAAAGGTGCTTACGTTGCTATCGAGGACATCGAGTTAGAACTTAACTAGCATGATAGAATTCATGGCAATCGTAAACATCACCTGATTTTGGGATGTTTGTTTGATTGGCTTCAATCCATGCACGAATCCGATATTCCCGTTCAATAGAGTAAAACTCTTGTCGTCCAAACCACTCAACCCAGTTCTCTGATCCTTTTGAGTGGTTACAACGCTTGCAGGCTGGAATGCAATTGCTTGTGCGGTCTTCTCCTCCTTTTGCTTTTGGTCTTACATGATCTAGCGTTAATGATGCGTCATCAATTGGTGGATTGTCGCAGTATGCACAGCGATTTTGCCAGGCGTCTTTGATTGACTGACGCCAGAGCTGTTTAGCTTCTCTTCTTGTCATTGCTTCAAGGTGAAAAAGGTAGTCGTGGATCCTCTGCCGGACCGTTATTCCTTTTGCACTCATTGAGTCAATATTGTGACATTACCGCGAAGGAGTGAGGCAAGTGGGCTTCTCATAAGCGCTTTAGCGGCTGTCGTGTTTATAGTTCCACACATGGGCAGACTAAAACACGGATTTTTAGGTCGAATGGCACAAACTTTTGCCAGTACACCATTGACTATTTATAACGTACTTGCGAACGATAGTACTTTTTCGGGACTGTTAGGTACATATACTTTCAGCGGAGGTAGTACGTCAGATTCAATTACGATATTGACTCCAGGAGAAAAGTTACCACACTTAGAGTCACAAGTAGGTTTAGAGTGCATCATTCATGACGCTGGTGATATCAAAAGGATCGATTACGTCAATGACGACTCTGAGCTGTTGACGACTTGGAAAATATTTTTAATCGTCTGGGATGGTTCGACGGGCAGTGACTTAGATGCCGCTGCAAAGCGTGCTTGCCACCTGTTCTACGGGAGTACATCTATCGAAACGTTGTCGGTCTCTCAGGGTCTTGGAGCGCGTGTACAGACGATGATTATGATTCCAGAGAATGGCGGATTACATCAAGATGCCGTAGATATTTTGAACTCCTTACCATAAGGCTAATTTATAGAATACCAGACATGTAGGAACACTAGCTCAGTGGGGTGAATCCCCCATATTTGCTCAGTTTTCAGCATTCTGGAAATTCACCCATGGCTAATTATTCTGCAGCCTTTGGCTATAAGTTCTACTTGTTGCCTGTCCATTCTGACGAGGTCGATCTGACCTTTTCTGGAATCACGACTGCAACTGGTTTGAGCGGCGCTAGCACTGGCTTTTTAAAGGTTGACAGCAGTTCTGCTGGCGACGAAGGTAACCTCGCCGCTGACAATGACACCGTTGCTTACAACAGCACGACTGGTATTTTCACCGTTGAAAGCCAGGCTTATGCAATGGACGGCACTACGGCTACTGACCAGCCTCTTAAATTGCTTGGATTGACTAACGCTTCTCTGGAGACTGATACTTCTAGCGAAGATGTGATCACTTATGATCGTACAACTAGAGGCTACAACACTAACATCGCTACCACTAAATCCTTCTCCATCTCGTTGGAAGGTGTAGCTGACTTCAAGAGCGCTGCTTATCAGGTGCTGCGCTTAACTGAAGCCAATACTGTTAACAATAGCCTACGCGTTAAGTTTGCTCGTATCGGCCCTACTGGTACTGAAGAATCTATCTATGGCTACGGCACCTTAGAAGGATATTCTGAATCAATCGAAGCAGGTTCCGTTGTTTCTTGGAGTGCTACCTTGAATGGTTACGGTCCTTATATTCTCGACATCGACGCTAACTCCTGATAATAGCTTAAATAGCTCAAAAGCCCCGCCACGGCGGGGTTTTTTCTTGGCAGACTAATTTAGTCTTTAGGAGACGGATGGCTGACTTTAGTATTGAAATTCCAGTCGGGATGGATGTATCTCAAGTCAATGCTGCCCTGAAAAAGTTTAACGGCGATATTCAACAAACAGCGAAATTTCTAAAAGAATTAAAGGATTCTATAACTGGCGAAAGTCAGTTAATAGGCGTACAATTTGTTGCTACAGACTCAACAAAGCCTGCATTCAAAGCGGTATCTACAGGTATTAATAGTGTTAATAAGGAATCAAAAGGATTAGAGAATCAGTTAACACAACTTACTAAAGTATATTCGGGTTCTGTTACGTCTATTCGACAGACCATCGCGGCAAGGAAACAAGAACTAGCTGGTCTAAGAAATACAGACACAAGATACAAATCCTTAACAAAGGAAATTGAGCATTACCAGCAAGCCCTCAACAAGGCCAAAGGTATTCAAGAAGGGTCCATTACTTCGCTGAGACAACAGCAGCAAAAATTTCAAGAACTGGCGGATAGCTTAGCGCTGGGATCAGCGGAACAAATCAAATATGCTAATGCAGCCAAAAAAATCGAGACTCAGATCAAGAGAACGACAAATCCACTAGGTCAGTTTTTTGGTGTCTTAAATAAAATCGCAACACTGCAAGCTGGCTTTACCGCTTTTACTGCAATTATTGGTACATTTACTGGTTCGCTAAATAAGTTCGTTGGTCAACTGAAAGCATTAGAAGGCATTGAGCTTGCGTTGAAAAATGTCGGGCTTTCTACAGCGGAAGTTAATGATCGACTGCAAGATGCAACTAGAATATCTGCTGAACTCGGTGCGCCACTAGAGCAGGTAGAGAAGTCATTCAAGCGGATGGTTCCTGCATTAGAAGCGGTAGGTGTTAACGCCCAAGATAGCGGCAGATTCCTGGAAGGTATTGCTGCTCGGACGCAGACCCTTGGTCTGAATACAGAACAGACTGGTCGTTTTATGGAAGCGTTCGCCCAGGTGCTATCCAAAGGCAAGCTGCAGTCAGAAGAACTTAATCAGCAGATTTCTGAACTTGACGGTGCCTTCAGAGCGCAACTGGCTAAGTCGCTGGGTGTGACGACGCAGCAATTGGAGGATATGATTCAAAAAGGTGAAATCACATCTAAAGTTTTTGTCAAAGCATTTAATGATATGTCTAACGGCGCAGAAGCGCTGAAAAAAAGAATACAAGACGGAAACGCAACAATTCAACAGTTGCAAAACCTGATTGATCTAATTGATACAACAAACTTAAGGCGCATTGGTAAGGCAATAGAGCCTGGTATTAAGGCTATTTTAGAAATTCAGCTAATTCTTGCTGAATTTATTGAGACTGTTAGCAAATCAGAGGTTGGTGCATTCTTGGCAACTGTCTTTAATGAGATGGCTAAAGGAGCCAGAGATTTTGTTAAGGCAGTAACAGGAGTTAGCAGGCTAATTAATGCGTTACTTGAGCCTATCGCAGGCGTTAGTAACTTATTTGGTGGACTTATTAGAGTTTTAACTGTTGCGGGATTAGCGTTTGTAACTTTTAAGGCACAAGTCGCGATAAGTGCTGTTCTGACTTCTGTCGCTAAGAGCATGACCTTTCTCAGTGCCGCTTCATTAAAGCTGGCTGCAGCCCTTGGCTACTTGAGTGCGTTGAATTCTTCTCAATTTGCATTTACTTTAGCGATGGGTCTTGTAGAGTTAAAAGTAGCGTTATCAGCTTTACTTGCAAAATTTCTTCCACTTGTACTAGCTCTGGGACTCGTTTCAGTCGCCTTCAATAAAATAAAAAAAG